GTCCGGCGATGGGAAGACCGAAGTGGAAATGGGTTCCACGCGACTGGGGGCAGCTCGACCTCGCCAACCTTGGCGACTGCACAGGTCAATAGCCTTGCCGCACTCTCCTTTTCCGGCAGCGTTTTTTGGACCTAGTCGCTCCGTGTCCTCTGTGTCCTCTGTGGTCAACCCCTCCGAGCCGCTTCAGTAAAGACTCGGAGAGTCGCTCGATTTGACACCCGCCGCTGGGTCAGCGGCATGAAACTCTTCCTCGATTCAAAAAACCGGCGATTCGTTAAGTCCGCCGCGAGCAATGTCGCATTGCAGACGCTCGTCCTAAAACGCCGCGACCAAGTCCCCATCGAGGTCGTCTTTGTCGAAAACGGCGTGGCCGTCGATCCCCCCGCAGGCACCCAGACCACCATCGCCCTCAAGTCCTCCTTCTCCGACTCTAACTTTCTCGCTTTGGCGGCCCCCGGCCAAACCATCCTTGATCTCAACACCGTCCCGGTCGAGGCCGCCTTCTCCTCCGATCCTGCCAGCATCAGCGCCTTCCTCGAGATCCGCTGGACCGCACCGAGCCAGGCATTGCGCACCGCCACGCTCCAAGTCGAAGTTCAAAACTCCGTCATCCTCGGCGACGAAGCCACCCCCGCCGCGCTCCCCGACGGCAAGGCGACCCAAGCCGAAGCCACCGCAGGCACCGATAACGCGAAATGGATGACCCCGCTCCGAACGGCCCAAGCCATCGCGCAGCTCGCCCCGCCGCCGACCTGGGACAGCGTCCTCAACAAGCCTGCCACCTTCCCGCCGAGCAGCCACACGCACACCGCATCGCAGATCACCGACTTTGCAAGCGCCGTCGTCGCCGTCTCCCCGCCCGTCGATTGGTCCAGCCTGACCGGCAAGCCAACGACCTTCACTCCTTCCGCGCACACCCACCTCAAGAGCGAGATCACCGGCCTGCCTGCCGACCTCGCCGACCTTGCCAGCGCAGACACAGCCCTCGGCCAGAGAATCGACTACCTCGCCGCGAACCTTGATCCTGCCGCGCTGGATTCCATCGCCGAAGCCGCCGCCAGCATCGGGAGCCTGCAAACCCAGATAGACGGCAAAGCCACCTCCGCACAGGGCGCTCTCGCCGACACCGCCCTCCAACCCGAGCCAGTAGACTACCAAGGAGCCTACAACAACGGCGCGGACTATTTCCCCGGCCAAGTCGTCAGCCACAACGGCGAACTCTACATCCGCATCGGAGAGCCGAACCCCGGATATCCACCGCCCGGCAGCTACTGGGCCGCCTTCGATCCCTCCGCCTCCCCCGCATTCAAGCTCTGGGTCGATCTTTCAAAAGCCGACACGGTCCACACCCACGCCGCCACCGAGATCACTGGCCTTTCGTCCTACATCATCGCCTCGGCCCCCGGCCTCTCGATCAACACCACCGTCCGCATCGGCAACGGCGTTGCCACCACCTTCTTGATCGACGGCCTCGTCAGCTCCGACCCCGAGCATGTCCTCGTCGCCCTCAACGGCGTCACGCAAACCCCCGGCACCGACTACCTCGTTTCGGAAGCCACCGGCACGATCACCTTCGACACCGCCCCGAGCGCCGGAATGCAAATCTCCTGCACCGCCCTAGGCCTCCGCACCGTCCAGCCGCCAATCGATCCGACGCTTTACCTCTACGCCTTCGACATCAGCGCGGACGGCCTCACGACCTACAGCGGTCGCCTCCTCAATGCCGACCGCCCAGCCGCGCCAGCACTCCCCGAGACCGCCACAAGCTGGACCGTCAAGCGATCCACCCTCAACGCCGCCGGCCAAATCCTCGCCACCGCCTCCGCCACCGGATCGTGGGCTAACCGGGAGACCCTTGCATTCGCATGACAACAATCACCGAAAGCAACCTCACGCAGACGCTCGACCTCTCCTCGTTCGAACTCACCCTCCCGCCGAGCGTCGTCGAATACCCGAGCCGCTCGAGCTTTCCGAGCATCGGAAAAACCGACCGCCTCTACATGGCCCTTGACGAGGGAATGCCCTACCGATGGTCGCCCTCCGCGAGCGCCTACGCCCTCATGATCCCCGTCATCGACGCCGGCACTTTTTGACAATCACCCCACCACGAACAGCCCAAACAACAACCACCACCACCTAATCAGCCATGGCAAATCCAATCCTTAAAATCAAACGCGGTTCAGGCGCTCCGATCAGTCTTCAGACTGGCGAGTTGGCAATGGACCTTCAAAATTCCTCACTTTTTGTAGGAACAGCAAACGGCCCAGTCGCAATCGGCGGCAGCCACACATTCGCAACAAAGACCTTCGTCAACGACGCGGTCCAAGCCGAAGCCGACCTGCGCAGCGCAGCGGATTCGACTCTCACCTCGAACCTCAACGCCGAAATCTCCCGCGCCCAAGGTGCCGAAAGCGACCTCGCTGACGACATCTCCGCTGAGGAGACAGCGCGCATCGCGGCAGTTTCCGCCGAGCAATCCGCTCGCGAAGCAGCCGACCTCGTTCTCGACGGCAAGATCACCACGGAAAAAGGCCGCATCGACGCGATCCTCTCAGCATCAAGCGCCGACAAGGACAGCTTCGCGGAAATCGTCACCCTGATCAATTCGGTCGATCTGACCAACGACAACGCCCTGGCAGCCGCCATCCTCGCGATCAACGACGACATCGCCGCTGAAGAGACCGCACGCATCGCTGGCGACTCCGGTCTTCAGACCTCGATCAATGGCGTCTCGAGCGACCTCAGCGCGCTGACGACACGAGTCACCGCAGCGGAAGCAGATATCGTTTCCGAGGAATCCGCTCGCATCGCCGCAGTCTCAGCCGAAGCCGCTTCCCGCGCATCGGATGTGTCCGGCCTCGAGTCCGACATCGCCGCAGTCCAGAGCAATCTGGATTCGGAAAGCTCGACTCGTTCGACAGCCGATACCTCGTTGTCCAACAGAATCACCACCCTCGAAAACGCCAGCGCGGACAGCCGCCTGGACGCAGTCGAGGCCGATGTGGCCGACCACGAGACCCGCATCACTGCCCTCGAGACCACGATCGACGGCGGCAGCTACTAGTAACTAACCCAACCCCGGCGGGGCGCTCAAATAGCGCTCCGCCACGCGGGGGGTCTAACTCCGCGAAATCAAAACCCGCCACATGGCAAACACACAAATCGTTCCCAAACTCTCGACGGTCGCGGGCAAAATCCCAACCGCCGACCAGCTCGCCCCCGGCGCGATCTCGGTCAATCACACCGACCGCCGAATCTACGCCAAGCACCCCTCCACCGGCGAAGTCTACAAATTGGCCGGCACAAAAGACGCCCCCGACCGCGTGTGGGCATTCGATCTCTCCTCCGACGGCACCACCACCTTCCTCGGCTTTCTCCTTTACTCGGACTTCCCCAACACCGGCAGCGTCTACGACAGCGCCGCCTGGGAAATCTCCCGCACCATCTTCAACGCCTCCGGCACCACCAGCACCGAAAGCTCCGCCACCGGCGCGTGGTCGAACAAAACCAACCTCCAATTTTCTTAAACCTCAAATCCAACACCATGACAGCATCCACTCCACTCCAAATCGACTCAAAATCCTACGACCGTTATTCTCTCCAACTGGCGATCACTGGATTTTACAAACCCGAAACTGGACAACCAGACGCGAATGTAGCCATGTCCCTCATCCCGACCCGAATCGAAGATGGTGTGGTCGAGCAGGCAGGCATGGAACACCGCAAAGCCGTGGTCCTCGGATCGCTCTCCCAAGCCTCCGCTGAAGAGCAAACCGCCATCGGCGCGATCCAAGCCGCCCTTCAATCCTACCTCGTCGCGAAAGGACTCTAAGCCATGCCTACATACTACGCCCGCAAGGCAGGAAACATCAACGCCACCGATGTCTGGGCGACCGCGCCCGGCGGCACGGCATCGGCTGTCACATTCGCCGCAGGCGATGTCCTGGTCTCAAACTCATTTGCCATCGCGATCAATGTCGATACTAACCTCGGAGGCTCCGGCCAACTGCGTAACGACACTTTCGGTGGTGCCACAGCAGGCGGCACATTTACCCTCGCCGCTGGCTTGACTCTGACCGCCAACATTTTGCAAAATAATGTATCCGGCGTGGCGAACGTTGTCAACTGCGCATTTAGCGCACCGCTTTCCGCCTCGATTGTCGGCAATGTGACCTCGGTTAATACGAGTGGCGGCAGCCGCCCGGTAAACCTGACGGGAAATGGCACGCTGAATTTTACCGGCAACGCAACGGGGGATATGAAATCTTCAAGCTTAGGCGGTGCGATTGGCAATGTATGGGGTGGAACAATCAATTTTGTCGGCACGGCTACTGGCGGCGGCGGAGCTGGAGGCAATGCACTTGAAAATTTCAGCGCCGGCACGATCAACATCACGGGCAACTGCCTCGGAGCAGTCGGTCCCGCTGTAGGAAACGCTTCCACCGGCACGATCAACATTACCGGGAATGCAACCGGCGGAAGTGCATCAGGTGGCAGTGGCGTAAATAATGCTGCTGGGGGAGTTATTGCCATTACCGGCAATGCAACCGGCGGTGTCTCTGGTCCTGGCGTCACAAACGCGTCCAGCGGGTCTGTCACCGCCACCCGCGCCGTCGGGAATGCCTTTGGCTTAGGCTCGGTCGGTCTCACTGCGGCAACCGGCATTGCCAATAGTGGGAATGCAGGAGTAGTCGAGGTCCGCGAGTTAGAATATGGCCTGCGCGGGATGTCACCCGTCACCGGATTCGTCCGCCTCAAAAGGAACTCGCTGAATCAAGCGATTTTTAACTGGGTCGATTCCGGCGCTGCAAAAATACTTGTGGACGCAACGCAAGGCGAAATGCCAGCGGTCGGCAATGTCCGCCTCGGCGTGAGCTACGCGAGCGGCGCGTTGACCGGCGCCTGCGCCGTTCCAAGCCCTGCAACCGTGGCAACGGGAGTCCCCGTCGATAATACCGTCGGCACTGCGGCGCTAAGTGCGTCGGATGTTGCAAATGCCGTTTGGGCTGCTGCAACGCGCACCATCACCGGCGGATTGGTCGATACCGCGACAACCCTTACCAATGCGCCGACCGTGCCGACGCCGAGCCAAATCGCCAGCCAGGTGAGAACGGAGCTATCCACCGAGCTTTCGCGCTTGGATGTCGCCACCAGCACCCGCGCCGTGGCCGCTGACATCCCGACCTCGGACATCTCGGCCATCAAGAGCAAGACCGATGCGTTGCCGAGCGACCCCGCCGACCAAAGCCTCGTTGAAGCTGCCATCTTTGGTCTCACGATCCCCAGCGTCGTCCAAATCCGTGAGGAAATGGATTCCAACTCGACCAAGCTCGCCAACCTCGACGCCACGATCTCCAGCCGCTCAACCCTCACGACCGGCGACCTGCCGAGCGTGCCTAGTGCCGCCTCTGTGGCCTCCGCCGTTCGCACCGAACTGACCGAGCTTTCTAATCTGGATGCCTCGGTTTCTAGCCGACTGGCCTCGGCAGCCTACACAGCCCCGACCAGCGCCCCGACAGCCGCCGCTGTGGCTTCAGCCGTTCGCGCCGAGCTGACCGAACTCAGCAATCTCGACGCCTCCGTTTCAAGCCGACTGGCCTCGGCCTCTTACACCGCGCCAGCCAACTCGGACATCTCTGCGATCAAAAGCAAAACCGACAACCTCCCGGCCTCGCCCGCAGCGGTCTCCGACATCCCCACCACCGCGCAGATCAGCGCCGCCGTGGAAGGCTCGCTCCTCAACGAAGGCGACGGCCAAGCCGTGCTCAACGCAATCGTGGGAGCGATCGGCAACCAGAACCTCTCGGAAGTTTCGCTTGTCGCAGCCATCCGCAGCGACCTCGAGCGCGTCGGCGGAAAAATCGACAGCATCCCGACATCCTCGGCGCCATCAGCCTCAACAGTGGCCGGAGCTGTGCGAACTGAACTCGCAACAGAACTCGGGCGTCTGGATGCCTCGGTGTCTTCGAGACTCTCGCCATCCGGCACGCTTGCCACGGTGACAAACCTCACGAACGCGCCGGCATCAGTCACTCCCGCCGACATCTGGGACTACAATGCCCGCACGCTCACCAGCGCCAGCGGCCCGACCGCCATCGAGATTCGCCAAGAACTCGATAGCAACTCGACCCAGCTTTCGGCGATCAAATCGAAGACCGATGCGCTGCCGAGCGATCCCGCAGACCAAAGCCTTCTCGAGGCCGCCATCGCCGGGGTCGCAGCGCCCTCAGCGGCCACCGTGGCATCAGCCGTGCGTTCCGAGTTAAGCACCGAACTCACGAAAGTTTCGGCCTTGAACACCGAGCGCCTCGCCAATGTGGCTACCACGGCCATCGTCGGAAATCTCATCGCCCAGGCTAACAGCTAATGTCTACCGAAACCGTCCGCAATCGCCCCGGCGTGCGCCTCTCCATCGGGGAGGCCATCGCCGCGCTGGCGCTCGTCGCCACGATATTTTCGATCAGCCAGGCTTGGTG